GCTGCATGAGTTCCTGGACTCGACCGCGCATTACGGAGGCCGCCAGCCTGGACGCGTCAACCTTCCAGCCGCGCCGACGCCAATCCGTTTGCCGGTGCTCGACCACATGCAGGCCATCGAGGATGCCGCGATCGCACTCTGGCGCCGGTTGTACGCTCCGCCCGCCATGCCTTGGGCTACCTGTGGCGTGCATCCGCCGCTGGTGGACATGCTGCGTGTCTGCGCCGGCAGTCCTCGACTGCGCCGCCTGCCTGATATCGCCGACTTCTACCATGAGTGGGAGTCGATGGTTCGAAAGACGCTGGACATCATCGACGTGCCGCCTGCGAAACATGGCATCGGAAGATGCCCGAACCCGCTGTGCGGAGTCGAATTGACAGCGGCGGTCGGCGCGGTAAGCGTTGCATGTCCCGTGTGCGGCAACACTTACCTTGTGGCGGATGTGCGGTTGGGTTTTCTGAGGGAATGCGTTCGGTCGGGACGCGCGTTCACGGCGGGGGAGTGCGCGGAGCTGCTGCGCGAATGCGGGTTCCAGTGCAATGCGAATACGATTCGCTCGTGGCGTAAGCGTGGCAGGCTTCAGCCGGTCGGTGAGAACGATAAGGGACGGCCATTGTACAGGCTTTCGGACGTGCATCGGCAGGTGCTGCGGCGCGATTCGATTTGACAAAATCGAAAGTGCAACGCAGAATTGTCAGTGGATTAGAGGGTTCAAACCGAGGTGACTTGGTTTGAACCCTTTTCATATCCACCTTGGATTCTCCTAACTCCTTGGGTTGCGTAACACCGTCCTGTCCGAACGGCATATCGGACACGCTCCGCCCACTCCACGTCAGAGTGGGCATACACCAACAGTGGCAGGCAAGCCAATCCCGCGCTTACGTGATGCGGTGATGCTCAAACCGCCTGTCCATGCCTTCGTAGGAATCAAGGCAGAGCAGGCGGAATAGCGCAAATACCAACGGACGCCCCACGCACCCATAATGACAACAACGACGCATTCCATTTCACGCCGGTCCGACTCCGGCACGAAGCACTTACAAGGCGGTGACACATGCCAAGAGTCCGCAAGACCAGCCGCCAATTCGAGAAAGACAAGGCCGCATTCTTCAACCAATGCAAAGCACGGCATGCGGTCTGCTGGCTCTGCGGAATGCCGATAGACTACGAGGCGACGAAGAACACCACCGATGATTCATTCAATCTCGATCACCTCTACCCCGTCTCGAAGCACCCCGAGCTGCAGTTCGACCCGGCAGGCTTCCGACCAAGTCACACCAGCTGCAACCGACTCAGAAGCAACCAAGACCCACCAACACCCATCGGCACACTAAGCCGACAATGGATAACAACAGCATGAGCAAGGAGGCAATGATGCCACGGCAGCCAGTCACGCTAGAACTCAGCGCCACAATCAGCGACAAGACATTCCCAATCAGCTCATTCACCGTCAACATCCCAGTCAACGTCACCCACAACGAAGTCAACACCTTCACGGTCGGAGACACATACACCACACTCATCACTCCGAAACCACCAAGCACAGACGAACTCATCACACGATTCACAAACGCAATCAAAGCATTCAAAACAGCATTCGAAACCAACCCCGACGAGGTAGGGGCGGTGAAATCCTGAAAACCAACGAAGACCGACCGACTGCCCGCGTGGTTGGTCTTCCTCTCCCCGCTGCGTTCGGTACCCCATCGCGCGCGTGAGGGGCGTTAATGATGAAAGGAGAAGGTGACGATGAATCTTGAGGTGCGGGAGTTCCCGATTTCCGAACTCCACACGTATCGTCGTAATCCACGTCGCGGTGACGTGGATGCCATCGCATCCTCTCTGCGCAAGCGTGGCCAGTATCGTCCGATTGTGGTGAATATCGGCACGAACGCTTCGAAGCGGATGGAGATTCTAGCCGGCAATCACACGTATCTCGCTGCGAAGCAGCTCGGCTGGAAGACCATTCAGGCAACCACGGTCGATGTTGACGACGATCAGGCTGCACAGATCGTGCTGGCTGATAATCGTCTAGCCGATTTAGGTGGCTATGACGAGGCTGATTTGGCTGTCATCCTCCAGTCGGTGTCCGACCTTGAGGGCACTGGATATTCCGAGGATGATTTGAAGACGATTCTTGCATCCGCAGGCAAGCCGTCCATATTGAATGACCCCGATGATGCGCCAGACGTGCCCGATGATGGCAAGACGTTCACCAAGGAAGGCCAGATTTGGGAGCTAGGCGACAGTGTTCTCGCCGTCGGCTCCTGCACTGATGACGCTCTCGTGGACAAAGCGTTTGGGGGGGCAGGCGGATTGCGTCTGGACTGACCCGCCGTATGGCGTCTCGTATGAAGGCAAGACGAAGGATAAACTGACCATTCAGAACGATTCCGGCGTGGATTTCCAGGAGGTAGTCGCCGACGCCTTCCTTCAGATAGTCCGATGCTCCAAGCCTGGCACTCCGGCATATGTGGCTCACGCCGACACGGCAAGGACGTTCTTCCAGGAGGCATTCGAGGCCGCAGGCTGCATGTTCAGGGAGAACCTTGTCTGGGTAAAGAACACCATCGTCCTTGGTCATTCCGACTACCAGTGGAAGCATGAGCCGATTCTTTACGGGTTCACTCCCGGTGGCACCGGAAGGCTTGGCCGTGGCGGCGACCACTGGTACGGCACTTCCTCGCCGGCCGCGGTATTCGAGTTTGACAAGCCCTCACGCAACGCGGAGCACCCGACCATGAAGCCAGTCGGGCTTATCGAGGCGATGATAAGCAACTCATGCCCGCCTGGCGGCACCGTTTTCGACCCGTTCGGAGGATCGGGAAGCACTCTTATAGCCGCATATGATTTGAAGATGCGCGCCGTGCTCTGCGAGCTTGACCCTCGATATGGCGATGTCATCTGCCGACGTTTCCAGGAGCACACTGGCATCATTCCACGCTGTGACGGCAAGGAGCATGATTTTACCACTGAGTGAGGTGTCCGATGCCTGCTGACAAGGACAGGAAAGCACTGAAGCTGTTCTCCGCTTCCATGAGCATTGCCGAGATTCGTGACGAGCTGGGGTTCCGCGACGTTAAGTCTGCCGAGAACGCGATCCGTCGCGTTTTGAAGGAGAATCAGCGTGGTAAGGATGTGGATACTGAGCGGCAGGTGGAGCTTGACCGCTTGGATAATCTTTATCGCGCAGCGTATCCGCGTGCGCTCAAGGGCGACGCGAGGATGATTGACAAGTGTCTTTCCATCGGCGAGCAGCGCATGCGTCTGCTTGATGCTCCTGAAAAGCGTGAGAATGGTCTGCTGCAGGCGTATGAGAAGACGATCGATGGGCTGGGGGAGTCTATCGGAGATGCTGACACGGCTCTTGTACAGTCCGGTCGCATGATTTGTGCGCAGATCGATTACGCGGTAGCGCATGGTACCGGCGTGGAGGTGACAAAGGCCCTGTATCTGGTGCCGCATTTGATGAATGTTCTCACGCAGCTTGGTGCCACGCCTTCCTCTCGTAACGCTTTGGCTGGCGAGGCTCGGCAAGCCACGTCTAATACCGCTTCGGCATCTTCCAGTTCGAAGATCGTGCAGATGGACGAGTTTATGAAGCGTTTCGGCTAGAAAAGGGGTGTCCGATGGCGGCTGAGAATCTTACGGTTTTCGGTGCCATCGACGATGAGCGTCATGGCGTGACTTTGCCGCGTATCTTTACGCCGCCGTTGCGTCCGTTGACGAGGGAGACGAGCAATGGTTTCGCGGTTATCGCGTTCGCGGAAATCATGCTGCACGTGCATCTCTATCCGTGGCAGCAGTGGCTGCTCGTCCATGCGCTCGAACTGCTGGAGGATGGCAGCTATCGCTTCCGCAAGGTCATCGTGCTTGTCGCCCGTCAGAATGGCAAGACCACGCTTATGGGCGTTTTGGCCGCATGGTGGCTTTTCGTGGACTCGAACAAGCATCCCGACAGGGTGCCGCCGGTGAAGTTCCTCGTGGTCGGTGCCGCGCAAACGTTGGACAATGCGAAAGGCCCTTACAATCAGGTCAAGGAATGGTGCAATCCTCAGCCTTCTACCGACGAGGAAGCGGATCTGGTGATTCCGGATCTCGCCGCGATGACGCAGAAATTCGTGAACACTAACGGCGAGGAGGCGATCATCACCCGCTCGAAGGCCAGATATATTGTCCGCGCCGACAAGAACATTCGAGCCAAGTCGGCGGCGCGTGTGGTGTTCGATGAGTTGCGTGAGCAGCATACTGATGATGGCTGGAATGCGGTGTCGCAGACCACGAAGGCCGTCTGGTCGAGCCAGTTGTGGGGCATTTCGAACGCGGGCGATTATCGCAGCGTCGCGCTTCGCAAGCAGGTGGACAAGGGCCGCAAGCTTGTTGACGAGTGGACTCGTCTGAGTGCAGACGGTGGCAATCCGTCCGACGTGTTCCTGTCCGGCGAGCAGGACGGATCGTTCGGCTATTTCGAGTGGAGCGCTCCGGACAAGTGTCCGGTGGATGATGCCGACGCGATCCGGCAGGCGAATCCGTCGCTCGGCTATGGGCCGATGACCGTCATGAGCGTCCGTTCGGATATTGACGGCATGACCGAGGCCGCGTTCCGCACCGAGGTCCTGTGCCAGTGGGTCACGGCTGACATCATTCCTTTCATCAGTCCGAAAATGTGGGCCAGCGGCCTTGACTCGCGTTCCACGATTCCTGACGATAGTCGTGTCGTGCTGTCCGTGGACACGAGCGCGGACAGGAAGACCACGTATGTGGCCGCTGCCGGAATGCGTGCGGACGGGTTGCCGCACGTTGAGCTGATAGCTCGTCGTGACGGCATGCTCTGGGTGCCGCACTTTTTGGATCTGCTTCGTGAGAGCTGGCCAGGCATTTGTGAGATTGCGGTGCAGTCGAAGGGATGTCCGGCAGTCGATTTCATCGACCCGCTCACCGAAAAAGGCTGGAACGTGCATCTCATCGAGGGTTTCCGCCTCGGCGCGTGCTGTGGCCGCTTCCTGGACCGTGTGCGTGAGGGCAAGCTACGGCATCTTCCGCAGCCCGCCATCGAACAGCAGGTGAGTGTGGCCGTGTCCCGGCGTCTTGGCGAAGTCGAGGTGTGGGACCGCACCAAGTCCGCATTGCAGATTTCCGGCTTGGTTGCCGAATCGCAGGCGCTATACGCCTTGGAGACCATGCAGGCTGAAACGCTTAAACCGAAATACGAGCCCTCGCAAGGCGTGAGGGTCAGATTCTAGATTCTTCACAAAGAGGGGAGTATTGATGGGATTCCTTGACCGGCTCCTCCACAATAACGCCGCAGTCATCGGCATGAAGATGGCCGAGGCAGACGCACACCCGACGCCGGCGACCAGCATTCCACTCGCCAACGGCGACACTTGGCCGTCCGACATGGACTTTTACGGGTACGCGTCCGGCGCGTACTGTCGCGAGTATGCGGTGCGCGTCGTAATCGACTTCATCACCAGAAATATCGCGTCATTGCCGTTCAAAGTGTATCGGAAGAATGCGGACGGCGATGCCGAGGAAGTCTCCGACGGCGCTCTTGCCGCTTTGATGAAGCGTCCTTCTCCTCTTCCTGGAATGACCCGCTACCGTTTCATCAGCATGCTGCTTCGTGACATGCTGCTCGATGACCGGTGGCTCATGCTCCTGGGCGTGAATGGTGGCCGTTTCACTCTTCGTCGCATACCGTCGGACTGCTATCAGCTTTTCGGCAACGCTTTCGGCGAGATCACTGGCGTGAATCTGCTGACGATGGACAGTCAGCAGGCCATGCATTTCGATCTGCCAGATCCTCGCGTGCATTTGGATGTCGGCTTCATCTCCGGCCTCCAATTCGGTGACAGCGTGACCAACGTGCTCCGGCCATTATTGGCCGAGGCGAAGGCCATGGCGGCCTATCGGCGCAATATCGCCAAGAACGGCATGCAGGCCGGCGGCTACGTGTATCGGCCGAAGGAGATGCCGTGGCTGTCGCAGGATGATTACGACGACTTCACCAATGGATTGCGTAATTTCATTCAGAATGGTGGGCGTGAGGGTGGCTGGCCTGTCCTGAAGGACGGCATGGAGATGCGCCCGCTGGACAACGTCTTCAAACCGGTGGACGTGAACGACTTGGAGGCGCGCGACCGAATCAACATCGCGGTGTGCAATGCCTTCCAGATTTCGCCGGAAAACGTCGGCTTCCGAACCGGCACTAATTCCAACATCAGCGCGTTCAAAGAGCAATTGTGGAATGTTGAGCTGATGCCATACATCGTGGCATTGGAAGAGGCGCTGAATCTGAGCCTTCCCGAGGCCGTGGGCGAGCCTGACTGCTACATCAAGGCCAACGTTGACGCGAAACTACGTGGCACCACGTCCGAACAGTATCAGGCGCTTTCCACGGCTACCGGACGTCCTTTCATGACCACGAATCAGGCGCGTCAGATTCTGGACATGCCGCGCGTACCAGGTGGCGACCAGCTCATCACGCCATTGAATGTGAGCGAGGGCGGGCAGCCCAGCCCGCAAGACGGCGGCAAGACGCAGAACGCGCAGGAGAACAATCCGGTCAACGGCGAGGACGCGAAGGCCATGCTCGCCGAATTCAAACGGCTTTACCGGTATGACGCGCAATTCCACGCCGAGTGGGATGCGCTTACCAAGGAGGAAACATCATGAGGCTTGATTTCAAGGGCTTCGAGCTGAAATCCCTTGATGACAGTCAAGGCGAGGGAGTGTTCAGCGGCTACGCCAGCACCTGGGACAAAGACCTGTACGATGACGTGATCGTCAAGGGCGCCTTCGCTGACACTTTGCGGAATGACTTCCAAGGTTCCGGCGCTGGCATCCCGATTCACTGGCAGCACAAGGACGACAAGCCCACCGACATCATCGGCGAGACGTTGAGCGCGGTGGAGGACGAGCATGGCCTGCTGGTCACGGCCCGTCTCGACCTTGACCTGCCGGAAGGCAAGCGCGCGTATGAGCTTCTGCAGCGTGGACTTATCCATCAGATGAGCATTGGCTTCCTCGCCGAGGAGACCGCGTTCGTGCAGGACGGCAAGAGCGCGTGGGACGGATACCGTGAGATCCGCCAGGTGAAACTGTTCGAGATTTCGCTTGTGCAGGTGGCTGCGAATCAGGGTGCCGAGGTGCTTGAGGTGAAGAGCGGACGAGCGATCAGCGCTTCCAACGAGAGCAAGCTTCGTGCCGCGTTGGACAGTCTGCACGAGGTCTTGGATGGCATCGATTCCGCCGACAAGAAGCCGGACGACGACACCGATGACTCCGATCCCACAGGCAAGTCCGACGATTCTGCCGATGACTCCACGGATGATTCCAGCGACCAGCCGGACGATTCCACGGATGACCCGAAGAAGAAAGACCAGAAAAGCTTTGACACGCAGTGGGCCAAGGAATACCAAACCATCAGCGACTTTTTCTCGCTGGAACATTAACCGAAAGGAGTGCCATGAATCTCATGGATAATCTCGCCGCCGAGAAGAAGGCGGCACAGTCCATCCTCGCCAAGGGAATGGATAACATCACCGAAAAGGAGCAGGAGGAGCTTAAGCAGCATTACGCCGAGGCTAAGAAGCTGCAGGAGCGTATCGACCTGTTCAAGGAGGCCGGCGAAGGACTCGACAAGCTCGCCGGAGCATCCAAGACCGAGCATAAGACCGCCGAGGCGAAGACCCTCGGCGACTTTTACGTCAAGTCCCTGCAGGAAAAGGGCTTGAGCGTGCTCGCAACCAAGGGCGGCCTGTTCTCCACACCGGAATTCAAGGCCGCGTCTGATACCCATGCCGAGGGTGGTGCCGGTTACGCTCCATTCCTCACCGAAACCGACCAGAACGGCGTATGGCCATACGAGCGTCCGCTCGTCATCGCCGACCTTTTCGCGTCCGGCACCATGAGCGGCACCACCATCAAATATCCGGTCTACGGCTCCCTCGAAGGCAATGCCACCACCGTCGCCGAGGGTGGCCAGAAGCCGCAGCTCCATCTTCCAGATCCGACTTGGATGTCCGACAGCCTGCATGAGGTAGCCGCATGGTGGAAGATCACCGACGACATGGCCGAAGACCTGCCTTTCGTCGTATCCGAAATCAACCAGCACGCCCAATACAATCTGAAGCTGCAGGAGGAGATCCAGCTTCTGTCCGGCGATGGCACCGACCCGAATCTCAATGGCATTCTGAACCGTGAGATCCAGTCCAAGGGTCAGGCCGCGGACTCCGATCCGGACCGTATCTTCGCGGCCACCACGGATATCGCCACCGCGACAGGCTTCTCCGCCGATGCGGTGGTCATCAATCCTGCGGACTATCAGGCGATCCGCCTGTCCAAGGATGCGAACGGCCAGTATTTCGGCGGTGGTTTCTTCTCCGGACAGTACGGCAATGGCGGCATCATGCAGAATCCGCCGCTGTGGGGGCTGCGCACCGTTGTTACCGAGGCGATGACCAAGGGCACGGTGCTCGTCGGCGCGTTCAAGGCCGGCGGCACCATCTACCGCAAGGGCGGTCTGACCGTCGAATCCACCAACAGCCACGAGAACGACTTCACAAACGACAAGATCACGTTCCGAGTGAAGGAACGTCTCGCCCTGCAGGTCAAGTATCCGAAGGCTTTCGTCAAGGTGACGCTCGGCAAGGCCGCAGCCAAGGCCGCGGCCAAGGCCGAGTGAGTCTGGGGGTCGGCATGATTGACGTGAATGTGGTTCCCGACATGATTGCCGACCCTTCGGCTTTCGAAGATGACGCCGCCTTCCGGCTCAAGGCTGCGCAGGCGGCCATCCGCCGCGAGTGTGGCTGGCATGTCATGCCGAACGCGGCATTGTCCGGCGTCATCAACTCGCGTGGCGGCACGGTGATCCGACTGCCCGCACGTCATGTGACGAGCATCGAATCATTGACCGACCGTGATGGCAACAAGCTGGCTTATGCCTATGATCCTGATACTGGTCTTGTGGAGTCCTTGTCTGGCGGCTTTCCCGCTGGCATTGCGGCCATCCGCTACGCGATTCACGCGGGCTATGATGACGCGCCGGACGTGCAGCAGGTGCTTATCAGCGCCGCGAAACGTGCCGGCATGAGCCCGATCGGGCTTATCACCTCGCAGTCAACGAATGGCAGCAGCGCAAGCTTCGACGTGGTGTCGCTCATGCAGGCCGAGAAGGACAAGCTCAAACCCTACAGGCTTGGAGGATTGCCATGAGCCTGCTTGACGACATGAACGCCGGTGGCGGATGGCGTATGCCGGGCGCCACCAAATGGCGGCGTCTGCGCGCCTCACGCAAACCCGACCCGTACAATCCCGCGCAGACCACCGAGGACTGGAAGCACCCTGCCGAATTGGAAGTGCATGGTGCCCTGGCTTCGAGCACTTCGACTCGCACGCCCGACGTTTTGGACGTGCAGACCACGTCGACTGCGGTGCTCACCGTGGCCGACCCGAACGCGGACATCCGGCTTGGTGACCGTATCCGACCCGAACCGGCCGATGGCCGCATGTGGGAGGTCAGCGGTTTCCCCAGTCGCGATGTCAACGCCTTTACCGGCTGG